CAGGTCACCGACACCTGTGGGATATTAAGCTCTCTTAGCTCAGCTGGTTAGAGCATCTCACTTTTAATGAGAGGGTCCTGGGTTCGAGTCCCAGAGGGGGTACGACTATTATCTAACATCAATCACCTATACAAGATGTTAGAGTTTATGTAAGATAGGTTGCCCGACACCTTGTGGGTACAACGAATCAAGGTAGGGGAGATAAGTAGGTGCAAGATGCTTACTCTCCCCGATTTCTGCCTTCGTAGCTCAGTTGGATAGAGCAACTGCCTTCTAAGCAGTAGGTCATAGGTTCGATTCCTATCGGGGGTACAATCAAAATTTAAACACAAACAATTTAATGGAGAACGAAGAAAATGTAACATCCCCTTGGGTGTACGCAGGGCTAAAACAGAGGTCACGTTTATTTTTGATAAACAGACACACAAGTAGCCATGCAGATCTTAATGGGATATTGGAGTGCTGTACTATAGTTTTTAGTGCATCACGAGATGACATATTGGGAAGCTGTCGTAAACATGAGTTTGCGCTTGCACGACACGCGTTTGTAAAGCTAGCTCGAGATAGGACACACGAGTCTTATGCAGTTATAGCTGAATATTTAGGTAAAAGAAACCACGCAACTGCGGTTAACAGTTTTAAACAGGCTAATGTTTTAATTGAGACTTATCCGATGTTTAGGGATAAGTATGAAATGACAGCTAGACTGCTTAAAAAAGCTGAAACTATTAAAGAGGCGCATACCCTTGAGAAACTTTCAGAGAGACTTGAGTTAATTAAAAAATTTAAAATTGACGATAATGACATCGAATACAAAAACAATGAAAAAAGTATTAAGTATAAAGAACCAGAAACAGCGTGAAGCACTCAATGCGTGGGCAAAAGCAGGTTGTAATGGTTCTATTATTGCTGGTACTGGCTTTGGTAAGTCCCGCTGTGGTGTACTTGCTACTAAATGGGCGTTAGAGAACGGTGGTAAAGCTATTGTTCTTGTTCCTACTACTCAACTGCAGGATCAGTTTGCAGAAGAGTTTGACAAATGGGAAGCGGGGCATCTAGTGAACACAAAACAAGTAGAGTTTGTGTGTTATCAGTCTGCGTACAAGTTAGAGAACATGCACTATGATATTGTAGTGTGCGATGAGGTTCACTTAGGTATTAGTGAGCAGTATCGCAAGTTCTTCGATAATAACACATATGATAAGCTGCTGTGTATGACAGCTACTGTCCCTGAGGATGATGACTATCGTAATTATCTAATGCAGCTAGCTCCTATACGTTACCACATCTCATTAGATGAATGTGTAAACTTAGGGCTAGTTAGTCCTTACGAGATTGTGTGTGTTCCTTTGGAGCTAGGCGACGAAGACAGAGCAGAATACAAGAAGGCTAACAATTTGTTTGTGCAAATGAAGTACAAGCTAGGGGGCTATGACGTGTTTACACATGCTCAAGGAATCTTAGCTGGGACTAGAGACGGAGACAAAGGTGCAGCAGCTCAGTATTTCAATGCAATACGCAGACGCAAGGCTGTTGTACAGCAATCTACTGTCAAAATTGAGAAAGCTAAAGAACTAATATCAAATCATACTGATGAGAAGATTCTTGTGTTTTCTGGAGTCAATACCTTTACTGATAAGATGGCAGAAGAATTAGGTGGCTTACCTTATCATTCAAAGCATACAAAGAAGGTACGAGAAGCTACACTTAGTCACTTTAGAGACGGTTCTAACAAGGTTTTGTGCAGTACACAGGCACTAAACCAAGGCTTTGATGTTCCTGATGCTTCTGTGGGCATTATTGCTGGTCTTACTAGCAAATCTTTACCCATGATACAACGTGTAGGTAGATTGCTGCGATTAAGTACACCTGATAAGATTGGGAAGATCTATATCATGTACATCAGAGACTCGCAGGAAGAAAAGTGGTTAAAAAATGCAGTTAAATCTTTAAACAATATAAAATGGCTTTAAAACATGTAAGTAAAACCGGTATAGATAGACACAACACATAATACTTTTCTTTATGATCGTAGAGATTAGTACAATAAGTCTCAAAGATTTTGGGATAACTGCTGATGAATATGTATATTTACAGTTATTACAAAGTGGTTCCCACGATGTCATAGACGATCTAGAGTTAGTTGTTAGGTTAGAAGTACTGCAAACCAAAGGCCTAGTTAAGCTGGGGGAGAGCACTGATCAACATGTCGTAAGAGATAGATTTAGTTCTGCTAATTCTACTCCTTTCGATCAAATGTGGTCAGAGCTTCTCTCCCACTTTCCTCTTAAGGTGTATGCAAATGGGGGTATAAGACCCCTTCGAGCCAAAGACCCTAACGCCTCAACAAATAATAAAGCACGTAAGCAGTACAAAAAGTACATAGGCGAAAGCGTTGCTAAGCATAAGGAGGTAGTAAGGTGTTTAGGTGTAGAGCTAGACCAGAGAAAGAAAGCTAACAACCTAGGTTATATGCAGATGCTCAGTACATGGGTTAATCAGCATTCATGGGAGAAGTATCAAGACCTTACAGAATCTTTAGATAACAATGAGCGGCGCATCACAAGGGAACTCTAGTCTCCCAAAACTTTTCCATATATCGAAGACAGTAGAGAGATCTATCAAAGATGTCCACGATGGTATGGCCGGCAAAAGACAAGTATATGCTACATCTTGGCCTCGACTTAACAGAAATCTTATGGGTGGATTACAGCCAGGCAAGATGTATGTTATTGCAGGTCGCCCAGGTGTAGGCAAATCAGCATTTTCAAATCAATTAATATTCGACATACTAGATGTAAACAAGACAAAACAAAACGATCTCATAGTTATCTATTGGAGCTTTGAGATGCCTGGAGAGCAGCAAATATTACGTGCAGGCTCAAAGGACACTAAATTACAGACGTTCGATCTTTTATCTGTAGAGAAAACTCTATCGATGGAAGCATTTGAACAGTACAAACAGGCTGTGCAGAAGTACAAGGACTACCCTATGTATTTCTGCAGTATTCCTCAAGACATGAGCATTATCAAAAAAGTTAACGAGGAAATGTTTTTACGACATCCTTCTAAAACTGTCATCAATTTGATTGACCATTCACGACTAGTGCTAGGACGAGAGGATACAGAACTACAGAAACTAAATACAGTTTCTAAATCCTGCATGTGGATGCAGGCTAAAATGCAATCCATTACTATACTACTCTCACAACTGAATCGTAATATCGAGCAAGAGTACCGAGCCAAGCAGCAATATCAACCATTGCTTACTGACCTCTTCGGAGGTGATTCTATTGGCCAGGACTCTCATGTAGTCATGATGCTACAGCGACCGTACGATTTGTATGGTATTACTGATTCGTATTGTGGACAAGACCCTGTGGGGTTACTTGCTTGTCACGTAGAGAAGAATCGTGATGGTTTGCTAGGTATGATTCCATTTCAAACAGATTTATCAACTTTTACAATTAATGAGCGAAGTAAAGATTAGTCTTCCGACACAGAAAACAAAAGCTGTAAGGAAGTCTCCTAAAAACTTTGTCTTGTATGGTCAACCAAAAGTAGGTAAGACAACTGTTCTAGCTCAGCTAGATAATTGCCTTATCATAGACTTGGAAGATGGTACAGACATGTTAGATGCTTTGAAAATCAAAGCTAAGAATCTCAAACATCTCAGTGAGATCGGGAGAGAAGTATTAAATCAAGGCAAACCTTATAAGTATATTGCTATTGATACAGTTACACAACTTGAAGTCTGGTGCGAACCAGAAGCCAAGAAGTTGTATCAGAACACCCCTATGGGTAAGAACTTTGACAAAGACAACAAAGGTTTGTCTGTGTTGACTTTACCTAACGGCGGTGGCTACATGTATCTACGCATAGCTTTCAAGAAGTGGCTTGAGCGGTTAAATACTCTCGCTGACCATGTAATACTGGTTGGTCACCTAAAGGAGGCAAAGATTGAGAAGAAAGGCAAAGAGGTCGCCTACAAAGACCTCGACTTGACAGGTAAGATTCGCAACATTACCTGCGCTAATGCAGATGCTATCGGCTATGTGTTCCGTGAGAATGATACTACTATGATTAGTTTCGACTCACTTGGTGACATTCAGGCTGGTAGCCGTTGCGATCACCTTAAAGGACAAACGTTCCCGTTAGAATGGGACAAAATATTTATTGATTAATTACGCTACTATGATTGAAGCAAACCAACAAACGGAGCCTACCGTAGAAAAGCAAGAAGCCCTAAAAGGGCAAGACCGTGTGATCAAAGTATCACAGATTATTATGGATTTGGATAACGGATTAGGTCGTCCACAAATCAAAGAGAAGTATAGCTTGACTGCTACTGAGCTAAAAGCCTTGTTCCAAGTGCCTGTGCTCAAGAAGCGTCGTCCAAAACGTGCTTTGACTAAGATTTCTTTTACTCTTGTCGATGATGTCACTCCTGATGAGGAAACAACGCATGATGAGAATCAGCTGCGTGTAGACATAGAGGCACAAAAAGTAGAAGATAATGTTTCTGAGAACGACTCAGAAGATTTTGACACATTTGAAATTGTTAACTGATGGCTATTACCGCAAATAATTCAAACGAAGAAGTAGCAGGAGGCAGTGGCATTGCTATGTACGTAGGTATTGCGCCTATGCAGGTAGTCGCTGTCAATCCTACACTCAAAGAGCTCAACGATCTTGGTATTAATGCTAAGGTAGAGCCAGAGTATATAGGCGTGAACATTAACTCTGACACATTTAACAAGATAACCTTCTGGGTTAAGTGTATCGAGCCTGAGTTCTTGACTCGCTTTGATGTACTGGTTAAGCCAGAGCATCGTGTTGCTAAGTCAGGGAAACCACAGTGGTGTAATTCTGTCGGTCAGTTTGCATTTGCAGACCAAAAAGCGTCAGAAGCATATGACTGGTTCAAAGACACAGGTGTGCGTGAAGCTTACATTGGTGAAGAAACTTTGATGAGGTTTATACAAGCATATGCTAACGTTGCTAATGGAGATGAGTGTGCATTTGAGACTATGGATAAAATCATGGCAGGCGATGTAACTGAGATTCGTCAGCTTGTTAATGCACTTGCTGAGAACAGAGTTCGTCTCTTGCTTGGTGTCAAAGATGGTAAGTACCAGCAGGTATATACCAAACACTTTGGTAGACTCAAGCCTTTCCGTAAGGATCTGTTTGTCAAGCAGCTGAACGATGATTATGGGTCATTCAATGCAGAGTACAACTCTAGCTTAGAGCTGGAGAAGTATGTCCCTGGTTTGATTGCTCCTGATCCTGAGCCAGCAGTAGAGACAGCTGACAGTAATTGGTAAGAATAGATATCTAGATAATGGAGGGGACTTCGGTCCCCTTCTTTATTTTTGCAGGTTATGATTAAACACAGAAAAAGTGACGATCATCTGCACACCGACGTAATTCTTGCTAAAGTATCAGAGTACGATATATTCAAACACTATTGTTCTAGCTTTAAGAAGCTTGGTGTTAAGTTTTGTAGTGACCTCAGGGAAGATAAAAGCCCTGGTGTTAGTATAGTTGAGTGGAAGAGCACCTTATTGTACAAGGATTTTGCTAATGAAGAACACACCTTTAAT